TACTTCTTCTTCTTCTACAATTTCTTGTTCTATCTCTTTGACGAGTTCTGAAGTTACCTCTACTTCTTCATTATCTTCAACCCACTCTTTATAATTGGTATCATCAACACCAATTATTACTGGTCTTTCTTCTATAGGTTTTTCTTTGGTCTCTTCAAACAGCCAAGATTCAAGAGCTTTAATTTGTTTCTCTTCTTTCTTTTGCTTTTGTTTGTCTTCGTTTATTGATTCTTTGACTTGAGAAAACATCGAGTTGATGTCAACTTCTCCCACCAGAGATCGGAATTCATCTTCCTTCTCTTTCTTTGCTTTACCTATGAGTGAAAAAAATTGTCCTAAGTCTCCGCTCATTTTTTATCCTTTTCCTTCAACAATTTTGCCAATTCGGCAGTTGATCCAACAAATAATGCATTGGTAACATTTGATGGTCCACGGGTCTGTGTCTCTTCTTCAACGTCCTTTAGTTTTTTCTGAAGGTCCATTAACTTGTCAGTGGCATCCGCAACATTTTTGATTAGTTGACCAGCAACTTCATATGCTCTTGGCATTTCACTTTCTTGTGCTAATTCAAGAATACCATTTATTGCTTCTTGACCCTTTTCAATTATGCTATAAAGATTACCTCTTGTATAGTCATAGTCTTTTTTGATATCATCAGAAGTCTCTTTTATTTTTTCAATTTTTCTATCAACAACTTCAGGTTGTACAATGTCTCCTGCGACATTGAACTCGTCATTTAGTGTGTCAAATTTATTTGCCATTGTTATACGATAGTACCACTAAATCCGAAGTCGTCACCCTCTTCAATCAACGCATTATCTGCAGTAGTGATGAGACGTACAGGTGCTCCTCTGAGGTGCTCAGTGATGGTAGAACCATCTTGACCTCTGAGAACAGTAATCTTTTTATCAGTAATAGATTTGATGAAGATCTGTTCACCTTCAATATCTATATAAGTCTTAGCAGTCAACCCACTTACATCCTCAACTTCAAACGTTTTCAGAGTCTTGGTTATATCTTCAGTAAGAGTGGTTGTAGTATCACCAGTATAATTTTTAATAGCTCTTGGTACGGTAGAGTATGTGACTTCTCTAACGGTATTTGTAATATCTGTTCCAGTAAGATAACTGACAGTAGATTTTTTGATAATATCTTTGGTTGCCGAAGATACTGGACCAAACAGATATGTTTTTGCTGTAAATCTTAGAGTATAAAGAAGAACTCTTCTTGTGGTGTAATCTCCTTCATAATCATCTTGCATTGTGATGTTTTCCAAAATGACTGGAATATCACGTTTCTCTTGAATTGAATCAACAAGTTGAACAGTCAAACTATATGCTGGTTGGAAATATGGTAAAATTTGTTCAACAATTTGTAGAGCATCATCATTCAATTTACACATAATGCTCAATTCAAATTGCATGTTATATGGAACTGGCATGTATACTTTTTTAGATTCCGATCCATCATCTGAATCTTTTACAGTATACTGCTGAGTTGTGCTTACTTTTCTTGATGGATCATATGTTAATCCAGTGAATTCAAATGACATTCTTGGTAATGTCATTGCAACTGACTTATTAAGATCAGCAGATTGCTCAAGTCTTGCTAAAAATTTCTGTGTGGGACCATATGCTAAAGGGACTCTGAAAGCACTGACAACACTATCATCAGAGTTCGTTTGCTTAACAGTAATTGAGTTAAAGAGAGTACCAAAAGAAATAATGGTTCGTCTCAATATCTCGTTATAAAAATATTCAAACATTTTGAATCCCTAAGATATTATTCGGTATAATAAGGATTATTTAGGGAATACCGAATGGGTTCTGCTCAGAGAAGTCTAATATAGAGTCTGCCTCTGTTTCAATATTAATATTATCTGCAAATCCATCATCAACAGGATCTAAACTTGATGATAACAATCCGTGTGATGCACCTGATGTTGAACCAACAATATTTTCTGTAATAGTAAACTCTCCGTTAACATTACCAACTTCAAGAATATTTGTAGTAGAGTTCCAAGTTCTAACTCTACCAGTTATTCCACTAACAGATCCTGTGACAATTTCATTGAACACAAATTCTCCAGAAGAACTCATGTTTGGATTGGAGATATTAATTGTAGGTGCAGTGCTATAACCTAAACCAGCGTTAATAAGTCTAATGGAGGTAAGAGTTCCTCCAGAACCTATAACTGCTGTTGCAGCAGCAGAAACTACCTTAGTAGAGTCTTTTTCGGTAATGAGGTTAGAGATGGTAACGGTTGGGTTCGTTGTATATCCACTTCCAACGTTAGTCAAATTCAAAGCAGTAATAGTTCCTGCAGTTCCAATTGTCGCGGCCGCCGTTGCAGTTGTACCTACTCCTATTGGTCCACTAATAGAAACTGTTGGTGCGGTGCTATAGAAAATACCCGCATTTGTGATAGTAAGAGAGATTGTACCACCAACTCCTGTTGTTGCTGCTGTTGCCACAGCTCCACCAGGAACATCAATAGTAATTGTTGGTGAGGTTGTATATCCAGAACCAGCATCTGTAAGAGTAACAATTCCAACAACACCATCACCAATCTTGGTTGTTGCTGCAGCTCCTGCTCCACCACCACCGATAAATCTAACACCTGGTGCTACTGTATATCCTGCACCAGGATTTACAATATCAACTGCTTGAATAGATCTTGATTTTGGATTAGCACTTTGATTACATACAACAATTCCACCAATCATTCGAGCAGAGGCTATGCCAGTGACTCCACCAGTTGGGGCAGAAGATATACCAATTCTTGGTACTCCTGTATATCCTCCACCTCTATTAGTTACTGTGATCAATCTTAGACCACCAGAGGTAACGATCCCTGTTACTGCAGTAGCGGTGACTCCAGTTCCAACTAAAGTAAGCCTTTGAGATGCTCCTATCAGAGTAGAGATTCCATCTTCAGTAAGTCCATCAGATTCTCCACCAGTAAGAGTATCATCAATATCATTAATACCGGTATCGATAACTTCGTCGCCAAGACGGAAGAGTTCACATCTCAGTTCGTAAACATAGTTTTTCTGTAACTGATAAAATGGTTTCTCGTGCTCTACAAATTTAATTTCAAACAGACGATCACCAAGAGGAAAATAAATTAGATCTCCTTCTTTTGGTCTGGTTGATAATTTAATGTTCTGTTCATTCTTAATCAAAGGAGAAATATATGTCTCAAATCTTTCCTTTGAAATAATCAAAGTTATTTCATTCGTTGCTTGAATACCAAACTTTGAAAGTATTGTTGTATTATCTCCATATCCATCAAAATCATCTACATATGCCTCAATTGGATATGCATCATCAAACTTAGATTGTATTACCTCTCTAATAATAGTATTTTCAGACAAATACTTCCTTGGGAGATAGTGTATTTCGACACCATACATCCTCAACTGTTCGTTGATTAGATCTTGAACCAAATTTTGCTCAGACCTTGATCCTTGTTGAAAATATGGATTAAGCATAATTTTAACCGATCATATCCAGAGGAGGAAGTTCGTAAGTGTTGGACATTACTTCCCTGATTACATCAAGTTCTTTTTGTGCGTCATCGTAGATTTGTCTACCATTAAGTTCAACTCCACCTGGAAGTTTTACTCCCTGGAACTTCATAAGGTTTTGTCCCCATTGACGTTTAATCAATTGAGTAACATATCTCTTCAAGAAAGAGTCATTCCAAACTTTTGTAAAATCATTTGGATTTAGTAATCTGTAGCAGTCAATGATTAGGTAGTTATCTTTTGTGACACTTCCCCAATCAACATCAAGATATAATCTATTTTGTCTCTGATTGAATCTTATTTGCTTCTGAGTGTTTAGAAGAAAATCCATGTCCTCCAAATATCTCTTTGTCATTGAATATGTCAATAGTTCAGTGGAACCATAATAGTACATATCATTCAAGAACATCTGATACTTTACACTAAACATGCTGTTAGACACTGTTTGTGAACCATCAAATTTAAAGATCTTCGTTATCCCAATAACTTCTGGGGGAATCTGAAGATAATTACTATTTTCTTCAAAGGAGAAGGTTACCGTAGATCCATCAATTGTAGAATTAGCAGTTGTAGTTACGATTCCAACTGTCTGATTATTACCTCTTGATCTTCCTCTATTAATATCTGCCTCTGTTATTTTATACTTTAAGAGCGTCTGAGTTACACCGTCAAAGTGTCTTTCATGAAAATATTGCAATGCATCATCTATTAGATCATCAATTTGCTCCTCAGCAACGTTGATTTCTAAAACTGGTGCCCCCAGTTGTCTCTTACAATAGTTTATTAGGTCCGACCTACTTGCTGGTTGAGCCATGTATACACTAATTCCTCAACTATATTTATGGTGCTGATGAAACGGGATTAATAACTAATATATTACCAGATATTAAAGGATGCACAGTTGATCCTCCACCAACTTCATGTTTAAGTAAAACATCATAAACATATCTGCCTTCTGATGTTGCTCTTGTGTTGACAGCACCTAAGGATATTTTCAACTTTCCATCATACGCACTGGTAAATCCAACAGTGAATGATGATGTGATACCAAGAGTAGCTCCAACCGCCACACTTTTAGACATGGCAGCAGATCCACTATAATTTGTCAAATCAAACTCAGTATTTGATGTCGTATTGACAACAAAATTAGTTTCAAAATCTGAACCACCATACATGGTTAGATTTACACCTTTTGGTACACCAGCATCAGGATCAAAGGTTACGTTTTTAGTTGCCATTTGGAATACCTATTGCTGACATTGTTTCCTGTTGTTTATAATAAAGTTTGCAAAAACACTTAGCAATATTTTTAATCCGCTCAACATCTTCACAACTATCTATTTCTCCTGCTAACTTAGTGTATTCAAAACTTTTAGTTAGATTATTTAATGTTATATTATTTGGATCCATTGATTAACTCCTTTAATAGTAATTTAATTTCGTTAATGTCATCTTTCATGTTAGCAACTTCACCCTCAATTGTTTGTACTTTTTGATGCTCTTTATTATTTACTTCACGTCTTGCAACGTATTTTTCATGATCTAAAGAATTCATATTAATTATTGCTCCTGTATGCGGATCCCTTCTGAGATCCGCATGGTCTTTTACTTTGTGCATTATGATAATGCGAGAACTCTAAGGTCCTTCACTCTTGGAACATAAGTTTGATTTTTTCCTGTAAGTAAAATCTTAATTCTATAAGATCTAAATGTTGGTAATTGATCAACGCTAAAGGTATGTTCTTTGAATTCAATAGACCCACTGTCAAATCCAAATGTAGGAGTCTTACTTACAAATGCATCTGGATCTCCATTGTTATTAGCAACGTCAATAATTTGACCTCTGGAATTAATATTTCCATATCCGGGGAATGGAACAAAGATAGGATTAAATCCATCTTTGTTGCTTATGGCATAGAATGCCTTAATTCCAGAATAATCATTGATATGAGCATCGAGAATAATTTTCAATGAAGTTGCAGGATTTGTCAGTTTGATTTCTTTAGAAATATACTGACAAGCTGTTGGATCATCAAAAACTCCATTTACTCTCGAATCCGTTGCAATATCAGAAATTACATCATTTACTCTGTTGGAAGAAAGAATAGTACTAACTCTTTGACCATCAAGAACCGGTGAGATATGAGAATCAGTTGTTACCATATTGATTCTCATTTGAAGAGATTTAGATCCTTCAATGTTAGTTAATTTTTCATCTTCATTTACCTTAGAATAGATCATTCTGGTAGAATCAAGATAGTTTGGCGAATTAACTACTAAAGGTTCAAATCCATTGTCAACATAAGGAATCTCATTACCACTAATACTCTTACCAGTAACAGTTCTTACTTCTGCACTAATAGAAGTTCCTCTTGTGGTTACGTTCTGAACGATTGGTGTGATAATCTCAAATGGCATGTTTTGAGTTGCCTTGATCTTAGTTCCACCGGAAGACTTAGTTGCACCAACATAAAGTTTTGGATAACCAACATCATTACTTCTATCATCATTATCCGAGTTGAACTTCTCAGACATATCTAACTTAATATTGTAAGAATCATAGGTAATCGAGTTTCCGATAGAAACTTCACTGAATGTATGAGTCTTATTAATTCTCTTCAAGTTGACTGTACCAAGTTCATATTTAAATACAGGAGTTCCAATTGGATATGTAATAGGATTATTTCCTCTTACAACATTTCCACCAATAGTATTGCCAGTAACGGAAGTATATTCAATAACTTCTTCACCAATCATGAGATAACCAGTATTAGTGGTTCCAACACCAACGTTCTCGAAAGATGTAAAGTTAGTAGAATTATCAACAGAGAGTCCACCAGTGGAATCAGATGAATATGATACACTCAACTTCGTTGGTTTGATGTCAGGAGAAACTCCAGAAATAATTACTCTGTTATCAGTGAAATACATTCCATGGTTTTTATGATTCACTTTTAAGTGCATTCCGTCAGTATCAACGTTGATAGTTGAAATCTGAATATCACCACCAACTCCACCAGGAAGACCATAGTTGAGTTCGGTAGTAATACCTGCACTATTGGTATACATCATAGTCTTAGCAGCACCAACTGAGAACTCACCTTGAACATTGTCAAGAATAAGTTCATTGGTTTGCCCAATACCAGTAACAGTGAGTCTTACGTTTCTACCAACCGATGCATTGCCGATAGTTGTAATTCCAAGAACATCACCAACTTGATATCCATTACCACCTGCATTACTAACGGTTGCTCCACTTGCGACAATGACTCCATCAGAAATAGTAACTTCAGCCTGAGCACCTTTACCATTTCCAGTAAGAGTTACAAGATTGACTCCAGTGAAAGTAAGAGATCCATCATTTGGTGTCAGACCAATACCAGCATTTGAAATTGTGAGATTACCAACAGCAGTTCCTGCAGTTCCAACCAAATCTCCAGTTGCATTTGTTGTCTGTTGCAAGAATGTATTTCCAAGTTGAAAACCAGAGTCTGCAACCGTGCTTCCAAGACCGACTCTAATTGTTCTGGAATTCAGTTCAATTGCATCAGGTTGCAGAGTTGGAATCTGCCTGTTACCTTCAGTCAGTTCTGGACTGTAGAAATCAACGGTTCCAGAATCAAGGAAGTCTGCTCTGTACATAATGAACTTGAGATCTTCCCACTGACTTGCTTCCCAAGTCGATGCATTTTGAGACTTGAACAGAGATCCAAGATATGGTTGGTTGGAAATGAATGTATCGCTAAGGAGATCATTCTCACCAATTCTTGAAATATAAACACTATACTTAGTTGAGTTGGATGCAAGAGCAATTGCATACTCCGCTCCTCCCTCTAAGAAAACAGGAGCTTTGAACTCAATCGTGGTTGCAACAGATCCATCATCAGAAGTATCAATGTCTGCAGGATCAACAACAATTTCAGAGAAAGGAAGAATCTTCTGTGTTGGGAATCCATTCTCCATTGTTCTGAGTTGGAATACCAAGGGAACATCATTATCATCCTTTGTTCTAAAATAAACATCGCACTTGGTGACGAATACTCCAGTTTCCTCTTCAACTAAGAAAGATTGTGCAAGAGGGTCATACCATCCAACAATATTTTCGTTAGAAGTTTGATTAACGACCTGAGATCCTACAACTTCGGTTCCAAGATTTCTGTTTACATTTCTTTCTTGGAATTCCTGTCTTTGTTCAACTCTTGCATTTCTAACTGAAATAATATTTTCTTGAACAGTTTCAAGTGTTCCTGAAGCTGTGAATCCTTCTTCAGCAATTGTAGTTGCTACGTTTGTATCATTGTCAACATCATTAGTTAGAGTAAAGACCTTAGTTCCTGTTTCAAATCTTGGATGAGTAAGAACATTTGGATCTGGAATGAAGAAACTACCAGTCAGATTTGCTGCAAGATCCGAAATAAGTCTTACATTCGTAACAGTTGCTTCTGCACCACTGGTTGCTCCTCTAAGGACCATCCCTTCTGCAATATAACCACTGTATTGTCCCTGTGCTTCATTGGATAGAGAGAATGTATCAACATTTAGAATAGATGAAGTTGCAGAATATATTGCAGGAAGAGGAGATCCATTATAAGGATTTTCTCTAAACACCTGATCAGGTGCATTATATTCACCTTCTCTATGGTTAGATTGAGAAACTCTAAACGTAATTCTTGGTCTTCTTCCTCTTTCAACTGGACCAAGACCAGTATCAACCATTCTACCAACAACAGTTTCGCCAATCTGGAATGTTCCAGATGCCATTTCAATCTCAAGGAGTTTTGGTACACAATACTTGGTTACATTTTCGCCATCAAAGAAACCATACATCTGAGTCAGGGGCTTCATTCTCTTGGAGACAAACTCAATATTTCTTGATCTCATAATTGCGATCAAGTCCCTACTTACAGTTCTGTCTCCAACAGACTCTCTATCAAACTGTTCAGTAACAACTGTCTGTAAACCAGTTCTGGATTCCACTCCAGTTTGAATCGTTTCTCTTAACGTATCCTCTATGGTAGTTGTATTTGTAGTTTCAAGAATTCTTGCAGGGTTTCCAAAACCTCCACTAAAGTTATTGATCCAACCACCAACACCTCTTCTACCACCAGTAGTAGATGTTGTTCTTCTTGCGGTTGAATCATTAAATTCGAATCCAGTCCAGTTAGTTTCCCATGCATTCCAAACGATAGGAGCAAAACCAGTTTGTGGGTCAAGACCTTCAGTTCTCTCAAGGAGAGTAACTGTTGATGCATAGTCTCCCTCAACATCAATAATCTTTGCGTCAAGACGTACAGTATCTACCCAGGTATCAGAAGCAGGAGTAAGTTCCATCGTTCCCTGCCAAAAACTAATCAGGAAAGGAGTAACACTTTCAGTTCTGGTAGCAAATGGTTGATTGATATATTCAACTTCACTATAATCAAGAGTAATTACATCATTTGCCTTCCTAATATTGTTACCTTCAATAGTAGCAAAGTTAAGATCTGCTGTTGGATCAGTGTTAACGACTGGACCAAAGATAAGATCGACTGAGTTTGTATAGTGTCTTGGTCTTAGCTCTTTATGTGCCCTATCAATACTATTCTTGATACTAAGTCCATCTTCCTGTGCTGTAAATCCAGTGAAATTATCGACAAAGAAACCAGACTTAAATCTATTCAAACCATCAGCATCTGCAACAAACATGTTTGCAGTAGTAGTTTCTAAAGTAGAGAGAGATGTATAATATTCAAGACTTGAAATTCTATTTTCAAGTTTCTTGATATCTGTCATTCTAAATCTCTTATGTTCTAAGAATCTAAGAGATGCTTGCTTAACATTATATAAGAATGGAGGTAAAGTAATTTCAGCAACTTCAAGTGCTTCATCAATTGGGTTTGGTCTCTGAGGAAGTTCTGATGGAGTTCCATATACAACTTGAAACTTACCTTTCTTGTCCAAGAATACTCTATCAATTCTACCAAGATAATGAGAGAATGTTGTCAGAATTGCTTCATCGGATGACAGAGAATTAGTTGCAGAGTTTCCTGCGGCATTAAATGTTCTTCCAAGGAATTCAAGTGGGGATCTACTACCTTCTGCTACGGTATATTCCGAAACTCTTGGACGAATATCAATCATGTCAGAGTTTGCAAATCCATTTACAGATTTAATCTCAGTCGCATAATCAAAATTCTTATATGATTCTACCGTTGTAATGTCGCCATTATCAGTAGATTCATAGGAAGCACTCAGATAGTAGATTTTGAGTTTCTTTGCAGGTGAGATAGATCCTTCTTTTCTTTCAAGTCTTGCATGGTCATAGAAAGTTTCTTCTTGACCAGTTCTAAACTTAAAGTTTCCTGAGATATCAAAACTCTCAGAATTTAAAGTAGAAACAATTCCCTGAATTGCAGTCTCTTGGAAGGTAACAGTTTCACCTTCTGCAAACTGAATATCACTTTTATAGATGAATGAAATTTGACCAGAGGTCAGTTTTTCTGCAACGATTGCTTCAGCCCCCGTTGTTTCGCCAATGAAAGACTCTCCAACTAACAGTTCAGCAGTAGTTGTAGATGTACTATTGATGTCAGATAAAGAAATTTTGGGAGCACTTGCATTGTCGGTATCCGCAGATTCAAACACACCATGAATCTCAATTACGTCTGGAACATTTAGAGAGATCGTGTGATCTTGAACTCGTGTTCCATATGGATAGTTTCCATGAGAAAGTCCATCATTCAGAGTTGTAGATCCGATACCAGATGCTTGATTATTTGATTTGTTAACAATCAGAGTCTTGACTCTGTTCTTGATTTTAATTTTAGAAGTTGGTTTTACTTTCTTAATTGATGCAATCAAAGTAGCACCGGTATTATTAGAACCAAGACCGTAAATATTCAGTCCAGTTCCAGCAGTATTGATTTCAATCTTATCTGAAGATAATGCTTCTGTGGTTCCATCGGATCTGATCAGTGCATATCTTTCCTCATCAAATGGTAGGAAAGATTCATTAGCAGCAGCGGTGATTTGAGAAGAAAGTTGATTAGAAGTAATATCAACACTAAAGGTCTTTCTTATTGTCAGACTTGCATCACTAAGATCAACAGTAGCAATATCAGTTTTGGGTAATAATGTGTAGAGAGTATTATCAGAAGATGAATCAAGTTTTGTAGTTACTAATCTAAAGTCACTAACATTAATGCTTTCTGTTGGAAGAGCTCCTGCCACAACTCCAGGAACTGGAGCAACTGCTTCAACTGCAATAGAATTGGTGCC